ATTTGAAACCAGTATGGGACGGAACAGAAGCGAACATCTTAGAGATTGAATCCTTTAGACAGCAAATGGATATTCCAAAGACTAAAGTATGGTTAATGCCTGCTGGTGATACTAGAGAAGAGCTTATTAAGATGTATCCTCTATCCTTAGAGAAAGCAGCTGAGATGGGTTATAACTGGACAGGAAGAGATCACATTATTGCTTACGATACTAAACGTGGAGTATAATATTTATCTTTATGAAAGATATTAAAACACCACAAGATTTTAAGGAAGCCTTGCAATCGCACAGCGAGGCTTTCTTTTTTCTATACTCAAACGGATGTGAGAGTTGTAGAGAGATTAAACCACAAGTAAGATTGTTTGAAAGCAAAGCTCAACCACATGCTCCATTCTATAATATTTCAACTTACAACAGAGAAGAACTAGTTGAGAGTTTGAAGTTAGAATGGGTACCTACTTTGATTCACTTAACACAAGGAAAAGTAAGACGTATCGAAGGAGCTGATAAAATTTTAGATTACATTAATGAACGTCCTTTTTAACAGAAAAACAATTCAAAATAAGGTAGAGGATATAGCCCTACTAATATCCCAGGAGCATTACGATGATCAAACTGCGGTTGTATTCGTCTGCCTTCTAAACGGTGGGTATATGTTCTTTTCCGATCTAACAAGAGAGATAGATTTTCCAATCGAATGTGAGTTTATGAGAGTGAAAAGCTACGTATCGAAAAAGAAACAAGGAGACATTCAGATCACAAAAGATCTAGAAACACCTGTTACTAACAAGCATGTGTACATCGTAGACGATATATACGATACAGGAAACACTATGAAAGCAGTTGCGGAGTATCTACATATCAAAGAACCTGCATCTATCAACATGGTTACACTGACCAAAAGAAAACAGAATGAACACGAGCCCATGGGAATACCTCACATTAGATCTTTTTACTATGGGTTTGAAATCAACGATGAGTGGATTATAGGATATGGTTGCGATAAAGAAGATGGTACAGGGAGGAACATTCCAGGAATTGTTGCAATCTAATAAATTGTTTTGTATATTAAAAGAAAAATATGTTTTTAAACGCACATCAAATTGAACCTTTGATTCAAGGGACACCAGGAAAGAAAGCTCAAGTAGGTATCGATCTTACCGTATGCAGCATCAAACAGATTAGTGGAGGAGTTTTATACAAAGACAAAACAGATTTACAACCATACACATCCATTGGAGAGTGTAACTTTGATGGAAAAGAAGGATGGCAACTCATAGCAGGATTTGCATACTCGGTAACTTTCGAACAAGGAGTTAAACTAGGAGCTAACCACACAGCATTCATCAGACACCGTAGCTCACTTCTACGTATGGGATGGACTTGTACAAGCGGAGTATACGATCCAGGATTCGAAGTAGATCAAATGGGAGCAGTAATCATGGGCAGCAGTAACATCTTTATCGAAAAAGGTGCTCGAATTGCTCAGATTATCGTAGCAGAAAACTATAATGCAGACCTCTATAATGGCCAATGGCAGGGTGAGAAAGACGTTAAGTGATTTGTTAAAAAACCTTAACAAGCCAACTTTATGTTGGCTTTTTCTTTTTACGTGCGTATCTTTAACTATATGATAACAAAAACAACAGTAATAGTTAAGTTAGCAGTGGATGGCTGTCATAACTTTCCAAAAGCAGCGGAGTTATTTTCGGAAGTAGCATTCTTAGCAGACAGACACAGACATATGTTTCACTTTACTGTAGCATGTGGCGTAACACATTCTGATCGTGATAAGGAGTTTATTATGCTAAAGAGAGACATTATTGACTACATCAACGGACAATACTTTGATAACTCTACTAGAACTTGTGAGTTCGGTCCTCGCTCATGTGAGATGTTAGCAGCTGAGGTACTTCAAGAGTTTGATGCACAGTGGGTTGAGGTTTGGGAAGATCAAGAGAACGGAGCTAAGGTAGAAAAAGTATAATGAAGGTTTTATTTTTATTCGGAGAGATCTGCTCGGGTAAGAGCACATACGATCCAGGTGCACAGTACACCAGATACACTGTATCAACAGCAGTACGTAAGATCATGCAGACAGATGATAGAAAACTGTTACAGGATTCAAAACATTTGGATATCCACATTGCAAATACAATCTGTGATGATTTTTGGCACTACCAACACTTTGTATTCGACACTGAACAAACTACACCGCAATATTTCGTGATAGACGGGATCAGACAGTATTCCATCTTAGAGCACATTGAGAGTTATTTGAAGTACAACTACCCGAGTTTAACACTGGAATACAAGTGGTTAGAAGTAGATCGAGAAGAACGTAAGCGTAGATTCGAAGCTCGCAAAGATCCCAAAGATACTTTATCATTTGAAAAAGCAGAAAAAAGAGATAATGAGTTGGGATTGTCAGAATTATTTAGTATATTAAAAGAACAAAATAAAATTTAACCTTTTTTATTAACTCCACCATATTTATAAACATGGTAGGAATATATAAAATAACGAATCCAAAAGGTAGAGTGTACGTAGGAGAGAGCGCAGATATAAACAAAAGACAAAAGCAGTATGCTGCAGGAAGAGCTAACAAACAATGGAAACTCCAGAGATCTATTTCAAAATACGGTTGGTCACAGCATATTTTTGAAATTATTGAGGAATGCTCCAAGGAAATGTTACGGGAGAGAGAAAGATACTGGCAGCTCTTCTACGACACCCTCTCATCAGGATTAAATTTAAAACTCACAGGAGAGGGAGAGATAAAAACGCAGGATAGTGATGAAGTTAGGCAAAACAGGTCAAAGGGGCAGCAAGGTCGAAAACATTCAAAAGAGACCATACTAAAACTATCTAAAGCAAAAAAAGGAGTAGCTAAGCCAGAAGGGTTTGGAGATAAAGTTAGACAAAGGCTAAAAGGAGTACCACTTTCAGCAGAGCATTCAGCAAAGATAGGAAAAAGCCACGAAAGACCATGTATGGTTGATGGAGTTAGGTATGGTAGCTGCAAGGAGGCAGCGCAAATGCTACAAATACCTGTGGGAACTTTATACAACAGAATGCACAGTAAAAAGTATAGCAATTGTTGCTATTTAGATTAAAAAAGAGTATATTGAAATAAATTAACAGTTATAAATATGAAGCAAGAATTTGAACTTCTGAAAAAACCAAATGGTAACATTGTACGAACTGAAGAGGAAAAAGCTCAGATGATCGAACAAGCAGCCGTGTATTATGGTCAGTTTTTGAACGCTTTGGGATTTGATTGGGCAGCAGATGCACACTCTGCTGATACACCAAAGCGAGTAGCTAAAGCATGGGTACATGATTTGATTAAAGGATCTATAAGCGAAGAACCAAAAATCACAGCGTTTCCAAACGATGAGGGGTATACGGGAATTATTGCACAAACGAGGATCCCGGTGGTTAGCATGTGCGCTCATCACAATTTACAATTTGTGGGTATCTGCCACGCGGCATATATCCCAGGCAAAGAAACAACTGATATGGTTATTGGGTTGAGCAAGTTGAATCGCATTGTCGACTTCTACGCACGCAGGCCACAGATACAGGAAAGCCTAACCAAACAGATCCACGACCATATCGATCGCTTGTGTGTAGGTAACCGAGGCGTAGCTGTAGTGATTGAAAGCCAACACAACTGTGTACGTTGTAGACAACTAAATCACGAAAGTGTAATGAAGACATCGCAACTATCAGGTTACTTTTTTACCAATGAGATAGGTACTCGCACGGAGCTATTTTCATTGATAGAAAATTCTAGATTGTAATATTCTTTCGTATTATAAAACAAATATACGAGCATAAACAATTAAATAAATAATATGGATTATTATGTAATTTCTCCAGTCTCTAATTTAGAGCCAATGGGTTTAGGTGATCGAATCTTTGTATTAGCTCACCTATGGGTTCAGTTTCCTCACTACCGTGACTACATCCGACACAAAGCAGATGAAGGATATTGGATTACATTAGACAACAGTGCAGCTGAAAGAGCTTTGGTTACTGAAGATGTGCTTATTGATATTTGTCACGACTTGATGCCTGATGAAGTTATTGCACCAGATGTTCTATTTGATAAAAATGCAACAATCAAAAACGCAATGTTCTTCCATGCTCGAATGATGGAAGAAGGATTACTAGACAAGATTGATATCTTCTTCTGCCCTCAAGGAGCAACTAAGCAAGATTGGTTGGAAGCTTATGAGTGGGGACTTAATCAAGACTGGATTAACGTAATTGGATTCTCAAAGATCGCAATACCTAATGCATGGCTTTCAGATGATCACTTTAGCAACTTACGCTCATTCGAAGAAGATCAAGGAATCAAAGAAGCTCGTCACATGGCATACAACTACTTGAAGGAACGAGATATGTTGAAGAAGCCTATCCACTGTTTAGGTCAAGGAGATCCAACAGAATTCGCATACTACGATCATCCAATGATGCGAAGCACAGACTCAGTATATCCAGTACTAGCAGCTTCATTAGGACAAGACTTCCGTATCGATCACGAGACTCGTACTCCAACTCCTCACAACTTCTTAGAGGTATACGACATGGCTTCAGTAGATATGGAGCTAGTTGAAGCAAACGTAAACTTCCTAAAAGCAAGTTGCAGGAAAGAAATTATTTTATAACACGCCTCCCAGATGATAAATTAAGCCAACTTTTTGTTGGCTTTTTTATTTTTTATGCGTATCTTTAAAGTATATGGGCAATAAGAGTTATAAAATAGTAACTACTCAAGATGAGGTAGTTGAGTTGATGGAGCATATCGAAAGCAACGACATCATTGCATACGATACGGAAACCACATCTCTTAATCCAAGAGACGGACAGATCATTGGATTTTCAGTATCAGGACAAGTAGGAATGGGATATTATTTTCCTACTCGTATTTGGAATCCACAATCACAGCAGATTGAAGACTTAGAGATTGCAGGAATACCTTGCGATAAGATTGCAAAGAAGTTACTGAAGATGTTAGTAGGGAAGCAGCTAGTGATGCACAATGCTTCTTTCGATACTCGGTACACTAACAACTTCTATGGTGTAGATCTTCTACCATCTCTATGGGTTGATACAGCACTACTAGTTCACACAGTTCAAGAAGAAGGAGCTTTTGGATATGGTAATCCATTTGGATTGAAGTCTATTGCAATCATGGTTCAGAAAGAGATTGGACTTGATGTAGAGAAAGCAGCTAACGAAGAGCAGTTGATTCTAAAAGAGAATATCAAAGCTAACGGAGGAACAACCACAAAAGAGAACTTTGAGATCTACAAAGCAGACATGCAGATTCTAGGAGAGTACGCTGCTGCGGATACTGACTTGACTTTACGAATTTGTAATCACTTTTTACAAATCCTACAAAAGGAAGGACTTGAGAAGTTCTTTTTCGAAGAGGAAGTAATGCCTCTATACAGAGAAGTTACAGTTCCTATGGAGGACAGAGGTATTGCTTTGGATGTTAAGTTGATTGAAAAGATTGATGCTGAG